GTGTAAATTTGCGAGAGGCTCGTACCATTATGCTTTAGGACAATCCATTGACCCGAATATCCAGCCGTTGTCGCGTCTGGTAGAGTGACGGTGAAGGATGCTCCGCTTAAGGTGTAGTATGTGTTTATGACGGCTGGGTTTAGCGTGGATGATTGGGACGTAACTGTTGGGACAGCCGAAGTGGCCGCCCATACGGGAGCTGAAGTTCCGCCAGATGATTTTAAAAATTGACCAGCTGAACCATTCGCTAATCGAGTGGGCGTTCCGCTCGCGCCGCCGTAAATAATATCTCCACCCGTGTTCATCGGGTTCGAGAGAATGGCGGTCCACGTCATTGGGGTGGAGCTACTGCCACTCGAAGTTAAAGCAAAACCAGATGTTCCAACCGTGGTCGGTAGGTCGAGCGTGTAAGCCGACGTCGCTCCCCCATTTTTAAGCGTAACGGTCGCACCAGAGCCAACGGAGGTGTTAAGCCCTAGAGTGCCGTCTGTTGACGCATTAACGCCTAGGACGGGCGTAGCGGTCCATGTGGGGTCAGTGGCGCTTCCTTGTAGGAGTTGTCCCGCACCACCGGCTAATGACGTGACGTTGCTCGAACCTTCACCAAGTAGAACGCCGTGCGCCGTCGGGTTCGCTATCCCCGTGCCGCCGTAGGTCGGGGTAACAATGGTGCCTTGCCAAACCCCGGTTCCAATTGTTCCGACGGTCACTAAGTTTGCAAGAGAAGTAAGAGTAGTATTGCTCGACGCAGTAATGTTCGCTGCGGTTCCGCTCGTATTTTGGTTCAGCGTCGGGACGTCGCCGGCAGCGATTGTACCCCACGCGGGCGCGGCGCTAACCGAACCTGTTCCGGTTTGAGTCAGAAAGTTTTTTGTCGACGTTGTGTTTCCCGCGAGTCGAGCTGGAGTCGGGCCGGTTCCTTCGTAAGTTATGTCCCCGAGGGTTGTAAGCGGCGAAATGTTTTTATAGGCCGTCGCCGCATTTGAGACATCTGACAAATTGTTAGAGTTCACCAAATAAGAAGCGAGGCTCGGTGTTCCGGTTACTTGGGCATACGCGACTTGCGCGCAAGTCAGGTTTCCACTCGCATCGATAGTTGTCGCGTATTGGTTAGCACTACAGTCCGTCGGATTTGCCGCGAGCGCTGTCGCGGTCGCTGCATTCCCGCTCGTATTTTGGTTCCACGTCGGGATGGCTTCCCAGGCCGGAATACCGGCAGTTATTGTTAAGAGATTTGTGTTAGAACCAATTGCGAGTCGAGCAGGAGTACTCCCGCTCGACGAATAAATAATGTCCCCCGTTGTCGTTAACGGGTTAGTGAGTTTTGCATTTAGCGCATTCTGCAAATCTGTTTGTGCTGAAAGGGTTCCGGTGATGCTACCCCAAGCCGTCGAGCCGGTCGCCATTGTGGTCCACGACCCGTTATAGACGGCGAACTGACCGAGAGTGGTGTCATAAACCATGTCTCCGCTAGCCGGAGAAGGTATCGCATTTTTCTGAGTCGTGGTCATTCTCGGAATAAGAAGAGCACCTGTCGTGCCTTGAACTTCGAGAAGTGCGGACGCATTTATTGGAGTACTTTGACCAATTTTAAGCGTGGGAAACGACTGGCCGTAGGCCATGCTCGCGAGAAAGAAAATTGGAAATAAAAACTTCATCATAAGCCCGCCGTGAACGTTTCAAGTGACTGCACGATTAAGTTACCGATGTAATTCGAACCTGTCACGTTATCCGATGCGTAGTAAACCTGTCCAGTGGATGGGTCGATAGTAAAGATCACGCCGGTAGTTGGACCAGATGAACCAGCCATAACGTTATCCACGAGACCCCAAGTCGAAGTTTTCGGGTCGAATTTTAGTACCATGACTCCGCGCTGAACAAATCCTTGGGTCGAAGTTCGGCGCTCGACAAAGTATTGGAGATCAACACCCCAAAAAGCGGTACTTGAGAAAATCGCGTTATTGATAATCGTCGCGCCGACGTTATTAAAGAGCGACTGATTTTGTTGTGGCAATAAGTTGTTAACTGGTGGCGGCATAAGTCCAATCCCCAAGTTTTGGTTTACGACACCCTGAACATTGCCGTAAATCGAAGTGGCTTCGTACGTTACTGTAAAGACTCTTGTCGTGTCGTCCAAGTTTAAACTTAAGTTCACGATGCCCGTTACGACGGGTTGGCCTTGCGACGAGGTGTTTAAAATCGTTGCGCTAATCGCTAGTTGCAACGAAATTTGGTCTTTACCGCCAAGAAAATTAAACCAGTCGATACCAGCTTGCGTCGCGAAAAAACAATCACCAAGGAAAGACGAAAGTCGCGTGCCAATGGCTTGTGCGACTGCGGCGTTCGACGTCAAATAGTCATTCAACCCGGCGCCGTAAGTCCAATCCCCTAATGCTGTGAGTGCTCGTACTCTCATTCGATTAAGTCTCCCAATTGCGTGGCCAAACTCGTGATCGCCGTCGCAACAGCCGAAAGCGCTGATGCATTTACCGGAGGTCCGCTTGTTCCCGGTCCGCCCGTTATTCCTGTAACCGTAATAGCTGCCGCAGCATTTGCAAGCGTTTCGATCTGCGAAAGGATTTGCTGCATCAAAGTGTTTAGAGTCGTCGTGGCGTTGTAGATTTTAATTAGACTTGGGCCGACGCCCACTCCGGCGCTTCCGTTTCGGAGCACAGCGCGGACGGTGTCATAATTGTCGATAACACTCGCTAAAGAATTCGGGCCGATTAAAGCGAAACCGTCGGAGAAAGAATGAGCACGAGAATTTGCAACTGGTCCGACTTGTCCGCTCTGTACCCAGTTATCAATATTTCGGTCGTTAAAAAGTACGAGACACTGGTCCCCCTGCTGAATCGGGAAAGTAACTCGCGCGGCGCCACCGCCAAGAACTACAACGGGAACATCGACGAGAAGTGGGTAGTTCAATTGAACGGGATTGTACACACCGCTCTGTTTGTTTCGTTGGAAAGAAGTTTTTGTATAGTTGACTGTTGCCGTTACAAACTGTCTTTCCGCATCGAAACTTTGAATCGTCGCGAGATGGTGGCTGTTTAAATCGAGAAAAATTTCTTTCTTCAAAAGATTTAAAAGATCACTTAAACTTGGTTCGTTTGGTACCTGATTTATTTGTACCTGGGTGTTGTTACTCAATCTATCACCTCTTGTACAGTACTAAGTTCTCCCGTTCCGGACCACAAACCTACAGAAGTGATTGCGTCTCCGCAAACTGCGGGAGAGATCGTCCCTCTGTGCTTTACCGAAATGACTTTATAGAGTCCGTTAAAATTTGCTCCAGTGATGCTTTCGAGTTTTATTACTTGCCCGACAATCAGACGAGGTTCAAAAATCATATCGAAGTTCAAAACTGTTTGCTCAAGAGTGGGTGTACCTAAGAGCCCGCTTTGCGAATTGATAACTTGCATTTCGCCTTCGAGGCATTCGTTGTCACCAAGAAAATACACTTTGCCGTTATCAATGAAAAAAGCGCCGCCGGTTATTTCTCGGAGAAGATCGGTTGTGGCGCCATTCAATGATGCACCCCGAGAGAGGACTCCGGGAAAACTTCCAATAGCTCCAAGTGAAACGTTGGGTAGGGATTGGGCCAAGCTTTTTAAAATATCAATCTGGTTAAAATTAGCGGGGAAAACTTGGTTTGTTTCAGCGTTTTCAAAAGCGTAGCCGGCGTCAAAGCATTCAATTGCCGTAATAAAATTCGTACCTTCGCGAACTGAATAGCACTGGGTGATATTGCCCGAAAAGATGACGGGCAAGTTCTGGTTATAGCCGGCCCGAAGCTCGACAGCGCGATAGTCGTCGTAATCCATTATATTTTTTCGAATCGCGTTCCGGTTGGTGTCTTTAAGGTTGTAGATTCGAATAGAGCAAACGTTTTGAGAAGTAAGAGTGTTGCGAGTGATGTCAAATTCAACGGTAAAAGGCGGCTCGACTGAAAGCGTGTCGCCGCTTTGTGTTTGAACTAGCAAAGAATAGTTCCGGAGAAATTTAACCAATCGGTATCCCCGCCAAAAAATTCTCGTACTGTTGCACTTCCGCTGCCGTTAAAAGATAAAGGGAGAATGCGCCCGAAGAAAAGTCTTGCTGTTGTGTGGGCTCACGAGTAAAGCGGTTCGCGATACATGCGAACCCAAACGGGATTTGATTTTTAAATTGTCGAAGCATGTTCGGGTTTACCGTGATACGCAAACCGTCGAGAGTGAAGTTCTGCCAAACCATCTCGTTAACGAACCAACCAAGTTGCATCGGACGAAAATACATCGTCATGGTCAAGATCGAGCCATCTGGTAAAACTAAATTCTGTTTCTGAAGCGGGTCACTCGTTACTTGTTGGATTAAATTCATTGTCCCAACCCCGTGAAAGTTTGAAGTCCCGCACCTAAGCTTATTCCCGGAGCTGGTGTCGATACACCGAGGTCAGTTACGCCCGCAGCTTGAAGAGCGGCGCGTCCTTGCGCCGAAGTTGGGTCTATCGGACTTAAGGTTTGAGTGGTGGCGATTCGAATCATTTTAAAAGTCACTTCGAAATCAGTAATGACGTTCGTCTGCGCATCTTGGATAGCGCGGAGGTTTTTTATCGCCATGTTTTGGAATACGGCCCATGGAGTTTGAACAGTAAAGAGAGTGCGATTTCTCCAGTAGCCATAAAACTGTTGGAACGCTTGCTGCTGCTTGGTTTGGTTTGGCTGTTGGGTCAAACCATTCGAACCGATAACGCTTTCGCCACCGCTTCCGGCGACTCCGGTTATCGAGTTCCACGCAGAGACGGCACTGTTCGCCGCGTTCGCCGCAGTTTGATAAAGAAAGAAAGCTTCGTTATAGGCAAGTAAAGCAGTCTCGGAAAGACCGGGTAAGTACGCACCAATCGTCGTCAACTTATCCGCGACGACTTGAATTGGCGCTAGAAGCGGCGGAACGACGTCGTTTAGTTCGCCGATAAACCCGTGTGTTGTTATCTGCTCAGGTCGAAGTGAAATCTGATCTTGAAGCGCGGTATTGTCCTCGATGTAGTGGTCCGTGATGTCACTCTCGAGTGAAACGGTTTGCTCACCTTCGTAATGAAACAAAAGCGCCGGGGGTTGCTGTAACGGTTGGCCATCGACCGGATTTATCGGCGTCGGTTGATAACCAATTGTCTTTTGCGGGCTGACTAAAATCAGATTTGAGAGCGATGTTGCCGCTGTCGTTATCTGAGAGAGTCCTGATATGTTACCCACTTACGACCCTTTCCTTTGCGCCGAACGTTGCCTGTACGCGCGATTCACTGCCGATTGATGCGTCTGACCGACTGCTTTTGTATCTTTAGCGTCACCGTGGTGAACAATGTTTTGGTGAATGCTAACGTGTTCTGTTTTCGCCGAACCTACATCTTTGGTACTTACATTTGGGGCAATATTTTCGACGGCAGTCAGAGCCGCGCCGTGGATGACTTCGCCGAGTCCTTTTAAAATGTCCAAATCCTGGTTCGCAACTCCTTTTAAAAGACCACCTTTATCGTTCGCAGCTTTGTTCGCATGTTCTCCGAGAAAATCAAAAATCTTAGTCCAACCTTCGAACACTTTTCCAATGCCTTGAAAAACTTTTAATTGCT